AGATTTATTTTCATATTTCCGAAGAAAATTATTTTTCTTACAGAACTAGAGACAAAAAAACTCGCGATGATTTTTTTGAAGCTATTTTGCAAAAACTTTCTTTAAATAATAATATAGAAAATACTGAAAAAGAAAATTTAAATTCTTACTCTCAAGTAAACAAAATTTTATATAAAGCATTTTTAAATTATCAAAAAAGATTAAAAGATTAACTTAAAAAATATGAAAAAAACAACAAAAAAACAAAAAGAATCTTCAAAAAAACACTACGAAAAAAACAAGCACATAATCAGCGAAAGAAACAAGCAAAATCGCAAACGTAAGCAGCGGTTAGACAAAATTTACTTTTACGGCTTCTGGCTTTTACTAACGGCGGTTCTAGTCGATACATTTATTAACCAAATTTTAAAATAATATGATTATTAAACTTAAACAAAAATCAACTTTACAAATTACAGTTGAAACACAAGTAAAAGAAGCTCTTAAGCTTAGAAACGGTAGCGTAGGTGGCACAAAGTCTTTAATTGACGAAAGTAATAATTATCATTTTACAATTACTAAGCGGGAAATTAAAAAAATCGCCGACGCTAACGGTATAGCAACTGTAAAAAGGGGGAAAAATGTCTAACAATAAATATAAATTTCAAGATACTTTCTACACTTTAAGGAATTGCATAGACCATTTAAAACTTTTAAAAGATAAAAATGCAAAAGATTTATCTTCTTCGGAAGGAACATTTGCGAAAAGGCTACCAAATCTTTTTGAAGAATATTCAGAACTATTTGAAGAATATCTAAAGCTAATTGAAACTAAGGAGAAAAATGGCTAATATGTCTTACTGTCGCTTTCATAATACTTTTTGGGATTTAAAACAGTGCGTTGAATCTTTACAATACGATGGTATTGATGACTTAACAGTAAATGAAAAAAAATACGCTTTAAAAATGCGTGAACTTTGCGAAGAATATTTAAAATTAACAGAAATTAAGGAGGAAAATGAGTAAACATGACTCTTACAGCTGGACTATTTTAATTTTTGGAATGGTTATGCTTTCTTTTATGTTTTTTGCTACAGTGTTTGACAGATACTACAGTCCGAAGCTTACAGAGAAAGATTATTATAACAAATTTTGCACAAAACATTTTGATGTTTCTTGTGACAATATTAACTTAAAATAAAAATATGAAAATCTCAAACAACAACAAAAGATTTATTAAACTTGGTGCAGTGCTTTTAGCAATAATTCTCGCACTTTACATTTTTAATCTACAGAAATATAAAACTAATTGCAAATCGCTTGAAAATATCGATAAAATCGAATTAGAAACACGATTAAGAGAGTTAAGCGATAAAAATGAGCAATTAGCCCGTCAAATTGATTATGATGCTGTAGCGATTCAACACGCACAAAATCAAATCAACGAATTTAAAGTGAAGTGTAAAAACTGCACTTATCATTTGTCAACTAATTGGGAGAATTAATATGGAAAAACTTTGGGTAATATTTATTTTAATATTAATAATAGTAAATATATCTCCTTCTTCAGCCCTTATTTTATTATTTGCGTGTATTAAAATAGCACTAATATTGACTTTTCTTAAATATTATAAAAAAAATAAATAAAACTTATGAAAGACTTAAAAGAAATACAAATCGAGATCAAGAAAGAGTTGGGCGGGGCGAGTTTGAATCATCTTCTTTTTTATTTAAAAGAAAAAACTACGTTTAATGTGGCAATTTATTCCAATGATTTTTATATTAGTTTTAATTACAGAAAAATAAAATTTGACCTAAATTTTATCTTACTCAACGAAAACAAGCACTGCAATAACATTTTTGCCCAGTCGGAAGAGTTCCAAAGAAATCTTTACGATGCGATACAAATTATTAAAAATATTAACAATAAATAAAACATATGGTGGAAAAACTTTATTTAACAATCATCTTATTATTATTCGGCACGGCTCTAGCATTTACGAACCATCTTTTATTTATGGTTTTTCTATTCATTTGCTTTTGCTTAATGTTAAATATTTTAGTAAATTGTATTTCAGCAATTATTGAAAATGAAAAAGATATTGACAAATAGATTTAAGTTTTATAAATTGATAAAAAATGATTTTTTATTGTTTTTTTCATAAAAAAAAAAGTTAATATTTTTGGGCAAGGGGGGTTTCATATCCCCTCTTCGCTTACTTGTGATGGAGTCATCGTTTTAACGGTTGCCCTGACTTCATCGCTGGAAAGCGAAGCACGCTACACTGCTCGATGAGACACAGCGGTAATAAAGTTAGTAGCTTTCCTTCCTTTAAATCTGGTGCGAGCGGATTTATATTTTTATGGGGCTAATCCCGCACGATTAGCCTCGCCAAAATCAAAGCGTGCGGTTATGACAGACATTAAAATAAGAGACTCAAAAGGAAATATTTATGATTCATGCCCTTTTATCAACAAGATAATCCAATTTTTGGATACTCAAATTGAAAGCGCTAATGCTATTAAAATTGAGTTAGAAAATGTTAGGGCGATTAATAGCGAGCTTAGAAAAGAATCACTAGGAGGAGATTACAAAGATAAACTCAAAATAGTTGAAGATTATTTAGGAGTTGATTTTGAAGGTAATTCTGCAAAATACTCTGCAAAATACTTTGAATTAGGAATAAAAGAAATTGCTAATAAAATATCTACTCTTGAAAAAGAAAATCAAGAATTAAAAGAAGAAATAAACAATTTGACTAACAAAAATTAATAAATATATGAATAGAATAAATTATTTTTTTGCAAAATTAAAATGCAAGAACGACTTTAAAAAGGCGGTAAATAATATGATTAAAATTGATGAAAAAAAAATAGATTCAATTCATATTAATTATTATTTTGGAATGCTAGTAAATATTTATAAGTATTTAAGAATTGGATTTGATGAAGAAAATGCTTTAACTTTTTTTTTAAAAAAAACTAAAATTCGTGTTTATTTAAATGCTAAAATAGTTGAAGGTTATGAAGTAAAATTTAAAAAAAATATTGACTAACAAAAATTAATAAATATTATGAAAGAGCAAAATTTTTTTGCAAAGGAAAATCAGGAAATTGTGGAAATTCAAGAAAAAATAAATAAAATAAGCAAAGCAAAATCGAGACAACTTGGAAGGTTAATTGAACAATTAAAGAAAATTAACACCTCGCAAATTGTTATTGATGGTTGTGAAAAGTATTTTAATTTTTACTATTTGGATACCATGGACATTATAAAGGAAATTCAGGAAATTTATGACAAATCAAAACAAAACTAGAGATAGTTTCATATTTTATCGCAGTTTTTTTTCTGCCACAAAACATCTAAATCAGGTCGAAAAAGCACAACTTTTTGAAGCTATTTGCTCTTATGCTTTAGATGGAAATCTAAGTTTATTAGAGGGAACTCCTCAAGGTATGTTTGAGTTAATAAAACCGCAACTTGATGCCAATAGAAAAAGGTTTGAAAATGGCTGTAAAAAAAAGCAAAAGATAAGCAAAACCGAAGCAAAAAATAAGCAAACAATAAGCAAAGATGAAGCTAATGTAAATGTAAATGTAAATGTAAATCATAATGAAGAATGTAAATCAGAATTAATAAATGATAATTTAAATAATAATTCTAAAGGTGTCGAAATCGACACGGTTAAAACTAAAAGATTTATAAAACCAAATATTCAAGAAATTAAAGATTATTGCTTAGAAAGAAAAAATAATGTTGATGCTAATAAATTTTTTAACCATTACGAAGCTAACGGTTGGAAAGTTGGTAAAAATGCTATGAAAGATTGGAAAGCATGCGTAAGAACTTGGGAAAGTAATAACTTTAACAGCAACTCTAAAACTAATGATGAGCCTAAATTTTTAAGTCAATATCAACATATTTTAAATAAATAACATGGAACAAGAAAATTTTAATCAAGAGATAGAAGAAGCCCTACTCGGAACTATCCTTTCAAATAACATGTATTTGTTAAAATCACCAAACCTTGAAGCTAAACATTTTTACTTCGATGATTATCAAAAGATTTTTGAAGAAGTTATTAAAAGAATTGGAGCTGGTGAAGTTGTTGACTTTAGGATTATTTCAACATTTGTTAAAAACAATGGAATCGATACTAAAATCATAAAAAACCTGTCTAACGCAACTGCTGGATTAGCTGATATGGAATCTTATTCAAATGAAGTAATTAGGTTATGGCAAATAAGAGAGTTAAAAAAAATATTAACTTTAATAATAAGCGATAAAACAAGCGATTTTGATACTATTAAAACAAAATTAGAGGGAGACATAGCCGACATATCAATAAACATGTCTAATCAGCCTAAAAAGATTGACAAAGTTATTGATGATGTTTTATCTAATCATCAAAAAGAATTAATCTTTACTGGCTTTGATAAATTAGATACTCTAACAGGAGGCTTTGAGCTTGGTAATTTAGTTATTATCGGTGGCAGACCATCGAGCGGAAAAACTACATTTTGTTTAAACTTCGCTAAAAATGCTTCCTTGAGTCATGGAGTTTTATTTTTTTCAATGGAAGTATCCGACAAAAGCTTAGCAAGAAAGTTTCTAAATGAAACAACGGGAGCAAGTGCTTATAGATTAAAAATCGGGGCAACAACCGAAGCTGACAAGCTATCGATAGAAAATAATAGGCATACTTGGAAAGATTATAATTTAATACTCGATCAAGAAAACGGCATAAATCTTTTAACAATTAGAAGCAAAATTAAACGGGCAATGCTTAAAAATGATATTAAAATGATTTGTATCGACTATTTGCAATTAATCGCAAGCTCGGGTAAAGAATTTTCACGGGAGCAACAAATATCAAGAATTGCGGAAGGTTTAAAGAAAATAGCAAAAGACTTCAATATTGTTGTTGTAGCCTTGTCGCAATTATCAAGAGCGGGTGATTCGAGAGAAAATAAAAGACCAATCCTAAGCGACCTAAGAGACTCGGGAGCTATAGAGCAAAATGCTGATATTGTTATGTTTACGCATAGAGAAGAATATTTCTTAGAGCGAGAAAAAGTTCCCGAACATTCAAAACATTATGGCGATTGGCTTACATGCTACAATAATGTAAAAGGCAAAGCAGATATAATTGTTTCTAAGAATCGTGAAGGCGAATGCGGAGACATTTTATTTAACTTTAACGGCAAACAAAGCAAATTCTGGGAGGCAAATGATTCATATTAAAGACATACTTGCAAATGTTGTTGCAAATGCAAGTAAAGCAAAACTTTATCATCATAACAGAGATATTTTTTTAAAATACTTCGACAGCATTGAGCAATACGAAGCTTTAATATCGACGGGTAATTTTAAGAAAATCGACGAGATTATAAAACAAAATTCATCTTTTAACTTAGATGAGTTTATTATTAACTTTAAAAATTAAAAAATATGATAAAATTATATTTAGTTGAACCAAAGACGGGCAAACGCCTTAAGCTCGGTGAAGATTTTGGATATTTTGGAGATTATATTCAACTAACTCTTACGCCAGTTGGAACAATGAGACTTGACGAATTTGTAAAGATTTCATCTCGATCAAAAACTATTTATGAATCTTTCGAATGGTTCAGCATTGCAAATAGTTGTATAGTAACGAGGGACGCAATAGACCCACTCGGCGACGACCCTATGTTCAATGGTAGGACTTATGGCAACGGCAGGTTTATACTATGTGAAGGAGAAGCTTGAAAATTCTATTAATCGAAGACTCGGAAATATTAACAATGTTATTAAAACATCAAGCTAAAATATTAAAGGTTAATTTAACTTGTGTTGATAATTTTGTTGATGCAATTATTGAACTTAAAAATAATATTTTTAGTTTTATCATACTCGACAATTTTCTTGAAAAAGAAGATATAAGGGGAATTGATAAAGCCGAAACATTAAAAGGCTATTCGCAAGCAAAGATTATTCTTTCAAGTGCGGATAGCTGTATTATTAAGAATAAGTGGATTGACGAAGTAATTCCGAAATCACAATTAGAATTAGTGAATGTTATTAACTTAAAGTAAAAATATATGGAATTAGTAATTGTAATTTTACCTTGTGTAATCGCAATAGTGGGGGTTTTAACAACTTTATGAGAAAAATATTTAATTTTATAGTGTTATTAATTTTGATTAAAAGAAATAACATTAAGAAAAAATATACAGTTTTTGAAAAACTACCTAATTATTATTTTGGCAAATATATTTTTCGCAAAAAAATATATGGCTCTTACGCAAAGTATGAAGCGACAACAACAAAATTTAAAAAATATAAATTTAATCTTTGGAACTGGCAGGCAAAACTTTTATATAAAATGGCTCAAAACAAATATTTAAAATCATGAAATACTTTACAATTGTTGGAATAATAGTGCATATTGCGGTTATTCTTTATTTAATATTCTCTTTTGTTTTAGGAGATTTTAATTTCATAAATTGGGAAGAAGATAATCGGTTAGGTTATATTTTTTTGTGTTTCTTTGTATCAGTTATTTCTTATTGGGGAGTAATTTTTTCCGACACGAAATAAAATATTTTGATTATTTTTAAAAATAATGCTTGCATTATAAAAAGCCTTGTATAATATAGGTTGCGAAGGTTGATAAAAAAACTTTTAAAAATATAAATCGTAAATAAATATTGGCGGATAGCTCAGTTGGTAGAGCGTAGAGCTGTTAACTCTAATGTCGTAGGTTCGAGTCCTACTCCGT